GGAGAATAATGCGGAATATAATGGTAACGGGAATGTTGAACTGTACTATGATAATTCAAAGAAATTTGAAACTACCGATACGGGAGCTAGTGTAACAGGTGCTTTAAGCGCACATGGTGCTTCCTTTGGTGATTATGAAGTAACTACTAATAGAACATCAGGTTCCAATAAAGGTTTTGTTGTAAAACAGAATGGAACCATGGTTGGTAGACTTTGTAACCATGGTAGTGGTCCTGAAGGTAAACTAGAATTATATAATGGTGCTACTCAAAATTTAAATATGAATGGCACAGCAGGTACTCTTGCACTTAATAGTACTATTAAATTTGGACTAAGTAATGGTTCTGAATCTGAATTAGGTGATTATGAAACAGGTTCATGGACTCCTACAGTTCGAGGAACTGGTACTGTTGGAACAGCTTCATATAGTAAGCAAGTAGGTAAATACACTAAAATAGGTAATTTATGTACTGTTTGGTGTTGTATAAACTTCACTAGTGGTAACGGTTCAGATTATATGAAAATAGGACCATTACCATTTACAAGTGAAAATACTACCAATTTACAAGCAGCTGGTTCTGTGATGAAAGAGAATATAACTCATGGAACATCTTTAACATGGCAGAATGCATATATAACTCCTAATAGTACTGAGATGCTATTCTACTCTACTTACAATAACTCTACATTTGCTGCACAGGATTATGAAGCAGCTGGTGAAATTATTGTTACAATAACATATCGAACTGCTTAAAATGGCAATTACAAAAACTATAGTTGAAGATAAAATTGAAGTCGTTCAAGTATGGAATATCCAAGTACGAACAGCTACAATTATAAAAGAAGATGGTGAAGAACTCTCACGTTCAGCTCATCGAAGAATACTTGTACCGGGAACTTTAAAAGGCGGAACCGGATCAGATAAAGATGATTTAGTCCCAACAGATATTAGTGGTGAAAGTGCAACACTTCAAGGTATATGTAATGCTGTATGGACATCACAAGTAAAGACAGATTTTACAGCACATCTTGTCGCAAATAAACCTCCCGAGTCCTAACCTACCTAAATCTCTTGATATCCCTCAGCTGTACTTCAGACCGCCTACAGCAGACGTTCCGGCCTATAAGCCTATGATTATACCTCCAGCTGATTTGGAGCAGCCTGAGGGCGTAGAGAAGGAGGAGACAAAAGAAGAGCAACCTGAACCACCCTCTTTAAAAATACCTGTATTAGATATACAGATGCCAATACCGGAAACAGCGGTAGTGGTTACGGCTGTAACAACAGCTGTAGTGGCAGTGGCAACCACCTCTGTTACTCAAACCTTATTTGAACCAATTAAGAAAAAGGTTCAAAAACAATTACAAGCTAAAGTTAATAAATGGAAGGAAAACCGCAAGAAAAAAAAGGACTCCTCAAAAAACTCAAAGACGGAATAGAGGATCAAGAACAACAGATTCAAATTCTTGGTACATTCGTTAGACTTGGCGTGGTTGTTTGGAGTGGGTTCATTATAACTTTAAACTATGTAGAATTACCTATGGTTAAGAAATCTGGTAACTCAGATATCACGTTCGTTGCCAGTGTGTTTACGGGTGCACTTGCGACTTTTGGCTTGGCTACTGGTAATTCTAAAGATAAAGGTAACAGCACACCCGTCAACTGTCCTATGGTAAAGAAAAAGGAAGAATGAAAAAATGGCTATTACTCTTCCTACTGGCATCACCCACGGTAGCAAGAGCCGAACTCGTGACCCCACAATTCACTCAGGGGTCGATGAACAGTACAACGACAACGACTCAAGAGATCGTGGAGGATATAACTATCACGACCTATGGGTCAGCATTAAACAAATGGTCTGGGGACAATATAACCCATACCTCCGCTACATCAGGCGGACTAGCCGATTCAGATTCGGTATTCACGATAACAACAGCTGGTTCAGACTTCTCTCTAGAGATCGTTACAAGAGCAGCCAGCCAAGTATTGGAAGTAACAGAGATCGAAAGAGAAATAGACACTACTTCTACTACGGTCTCTTTATCAGTCTTCTCTCAATAGCACCAGTTAAAGCTAGTGAACCAGAGACTAACAACGTCAGTAATCCAGTTGCTGCTGCTACTGGGAACGTTACAAACCAAGCTGTACAATTTCAAAACAATGGAGCACCCTCCAGACAGTATTACGGACCTAACATAAGTTGTAATGGTAGTACGATGACATTCAGCCCATTCTATATGGGTAATCATACTACTCCATTCGACGATGTTATGGCTCAGCAGAGCTATACTGTAGCTGAAAACTGGGGATTTCAAGTTAATTTTATGATTCCTCTTGATAAAAGAGGATTAGAACAGTGTAGAAAAATAGCAGCTAGACAACAAGCTAAGATGGAACTCGACTATGAATTAGTTAGAGTTCTTAAATGTGGAGAACTTCAACAGAAGGGCTTTATGCTTATCCCTGGCTCACGGGTATATCATATGTGTAGTGATGTTATACCAATTGCTAGTTGGTTGAAAGCTCAACAAAAGATAGATAAATGTACTGCACCACCTAAGCCTTGGTATAAACCTTGGCAAAAACCCAAACTTAAATGCCCGAATAAAAAATGACACTCTTAATCAAGCCCATCCTTCTCACCTTTATTAAATCAGATTCTGTGAAGAAGTTAGTAATTGACTTACTAGAAGCTTATGTAAAACGAACTGATAATAAACTTGATGATCAGGCATTAAAAATTGTAAAACAAAAACTATTCTCATAATGGCACGTAATGGTCGCATGGTTCCTTCTAAAAAAGCTAAAGATATTAAAGTAGCTTTCTGGGGAAAGAAGGATAATAATACAACTGGATCAGATATTAAATCTGGTGTAGAAGCTATAAACCGAATGAAACAAGGAGGACATTCTAATAAGTCTACTAATGAACTTATAGAAGAAATGAAAAAAAGAGGAGAGTGGTAATGCCTTCACATTATAACAAAAGAACTGGTCAAGACTTTCTTGAGTTCCATGAAGAACAGAAGAAAAAGAGAGGCCAAAAATCTATAGAAAGACGTCAAGCAGTAGCGGCATCAAAAGCTAAAAAATTAGCTGATCGAAAAGTAAAAAGAAAATTCAAGGCAAAGAAATTCTAATGGCTAAAGCTACTGAGCAACAGTTTAATGAGTTACATAACCTCGTCACTACTGAATTCCTTAAACGGGTTAAAAGTGGTGAGGCTAGTACTCAGGACTTAAAAGCAGCCTGTGATTGGCTTAAAATAAATGATATAAGTGGTGTGGCTTACGATGGTAACCCACTTGATAAGTTAAATAAGATAATGCCTAAAGTAGATCCTGGTTTGGTTAACAGGAGGCTATATGGCAAAGTCAGGTAGATACGCCAATGGTGCTCTCATCTCTAGCGCAAAGAAAGCGATGAAGGGGGAGAAAGCAAAAAGAATCAGAAGAAAAGCCGATAACTTACGTAATGCTTTATTACGTAAAGGTCCAAGACCTCCTGGTACTGAAGCTGGCCATGATGCCAACGGTAAAGGGCAGCATGGTTGGGAAAAGATAGCTAAAAACCGAGCTGTCGAAAAGAAAAACAAACGTAAATTACGCATTACTTAATTATCATGGTACTTAAAAAAATTAGACAAGGTTTTCGAATTGGAGGGGCTGCCTATAAAGGAGTATTTACAGGTAAAGGTTTATCTAATGCTACAAAACTTCAAAAAAAATTTAGAAAAGAAGAACTTCAAATTCAGTCAAAAAAAGGTAAGACTTTAAAGGAACGCCTTCAAGCAGAAAGTAGACTTAGACATGGAGATGAAGCTATAAATAAGCTTTCAAAGAAGAATAAAGATTGGAAAAAGATGAAAGCAGGTAAGATGACTAAAGAGCAGTTTATTAATAAATATCCTAATTCTGGTACTGCGAGAAGAGAAAAAGGAAAGAAATGGAGACCTGTTTATACTAAAAAAGAAACTAACCAAATGGCAAGAAAAAATAAAGATTTTAAAAGAATGAAAAAAGGAGAAATAACTAAAGCTCAATTTATTAGAAGATATCCAAATTCTATTACAGCTAGAGAGTCTAAGAAAAAATAGGAGTTAACCCATGGCAACAGGCAAAGAAGGTGACAAACGAGGTTGGAGTGAAAAAAACCAAACTGGATATATCCTTGAACGTCATAATGGTAAGTTAATATGGGTTCAATATTTTCAAGGTAGACCTGCTGGTATTTGGAAAGGTAAAGGTCTACCAGGTGTAGGTAATATTGATTTAACTGGTCATTTATCAAATGCTTATCGATTTATACAAAGTCGTGCTACACTACCTGGTCAGCTTCAGGGAGCCCTTAAAAACCAAAATAACTTAAAAATCAAAACTGTACCATTACATGAAAATTTTAGCACTCAAGAATTTCATCCATTTGGTGATCCAGGCCAGAAAAATTATAAACCAAACTTTAATCTTTTAGAGAAAGATGAATCTAGATATGTAGATACTAATAAAGGAAAATTAATGTTTGGTGTGCCTCTTAAAAAATGGCAAAAATCTACAAAAAATCAAAGGCAACTTTATAAAAGTTTATCAAATAATAATGTAAATTCTCCTCCAATAAAACTTAATCAAGTATCTAATATTAATCCATCTATAGAAGATATAAAAGCCGGTAAAGTTAGAAATGCATGGTTTATGGGTCCAGATGCTGATAAAAATTGGAATGAAGCAAAGGAGATTTTAAAAATAAACCATCAAGAATGGTTACGTAAGAAAGGGAGGATATAATAATGCCAATTAAAGAAGTAGCTGAAGGTTTAGGTAGGCAAGCCTTAAGACAGCTTAGAAGAAGTAGAACTGCTGCTAAAGCTGTTAGCTGGGATGATTATGTTAAAGGTTTAAATCCAAAAACTATACAAAATCTAAATTTATCTCAGACTAGTCGAAATGGTGATTTACTTCCAGAACAAGTTCAATTAATGAGAGATGAATGGGCAAAGGATAAATCTAGAGGTATGGACTTCTTAGATGAGTATGAAGAAGGTACTTTAGATGGTAAATGGCATAATTTCCGAGGCCATCTTAGTGAATCATCTCGACAGCAAAAAATAGATGCAGATACATCACGTTTACAAAACGGTAAGAATGTAGAGTTAGAACGTACTCCTATTGAACAAGCACCAACACGTTATGATGTAGAAGGTGTAGAAGGAAGAAGAGGAGTTGAACAAGCTGCTAGACCTTGGTTCGATGAACAATTAGAAAGAATAGGTTGGGATCCAAAAAGAACTGGAGAAATTGATAGATCTCAATTTGCTAATGAAGGTATATATGTTGATGGAGAAAAGTACAATTTTTCTGGATTAACAAAATATGCTAGAGATCGTAAATCATTTCCAAAGTTAAGACCTGCAACTAGAAGTGCTTCTAAACTTGATAGGGCTAGTAATGAATTAGTTCAAACATTTGGACCATCAGTAAGAGCTAAACCTCAACTTGTAGATGCACTTGGAGAAATTGTTCCTGAAAAAGATGTACACCAACATCATGTCTTGCTTTTAAAAGTGATAGAACCATGG